CAAGTGGATGCCGTGGATTTTGCAATTAGAAAGCATCGTGCTTTGTTGCTTAGTCCTACTGCTTCGGGTAAGTCACTCATAATCTACATTCTTGTCAGGTACTATAAGTTACTGATGAGAGAACAACCACAAGACAAGACACTAATACTTGTTCCCACAACATCACTAGTCGAACAGATGTACTCAGACTTTGTTGATTATGGGTGGAATGAAAGTAACATGCAAAGAGTGTATAGTGGACATGACAGAGAAGTTACACATCCAGTAGTTATCTCTACATGGCAATCTCTGTACAAGATGCCCAAGTCATACTTTGATAGTTTTGGTTTGGTTATTGGAGATGAGGCCCATCTATTTAAAGCAAAGTCTTTGACTTCTATCTTGACTAAACTGGATAAGTGTAAGTATCGTTTTGGTTTGACAGGTACACTTGATGGTATGCAAACGCATCGTTTAGTTCTAGAGGGCCTGTTTGGTTCTCTAAAGAAGGTTATAACCACAAAGAAGTTGATTGATTCAAAGACACTCGCATCATTTAAGATCAAAGCTTTGGTTCTGACTTACTCTGATGAAGAGTGTAAGATTGTTAAGGGTATGAACTATCCAGATGAGATGGATTACATAGTAACACACGCAAAGCGAAATAAGTTCATAAAAGACTTGACACTTAACCTAAAAGGTAATACACTGGTACTCTTCCAGTTTGTAGAGAAACATGGACATGTCTTACATGAGATGATTTCTTCAAACACTACTAGAAAGGTATTCTATGTATATGGTGGAACAGATACTAAGACAAGAGAGGATATACGAGCTATCACCGAGAACGAAAAGGATGCTATTATTGTTGCATCTTATGGTACTTTCTCTACTGGTATTAACATTCGTAATCTACACAACATAATCTTCTCTAGTCCTAGTAAATCTAGAGTTCGTACTTTACAGAGTATTGGTAGGGGATTGCGTAAGAGTGAGACTAAGGATAGTGCTACTCTTTTTGATATTGCAGATGACTTCTCATACAAGTCCAAACGTAACTTCACAATAAACCATTTTCAAGAACGTATAAATATATATGCAGAGGAAGAGTTTGACTACGAAATTACAAGGATTAAAGTAAAATGATTACAGATAATATAATTTTAAAGTTAAATAGTGGCGAAGAGGTAGTATGTAAGATTACAGATAGTAGTGATTCTGGGACATATACAATTGAGAATCCATTACTACTTAATTCTACGCCTAGAGTTACACGCAATGGTGTGGAAGAATCTGTTTCATTTAGACGATGGATTCACTTCTCTGAGGCTTCTGTCTTTGAGATTAGTAGAAATAATGTTATGTTGAAGACTGATGCGTCAGCTGGATTATCTAAGTTCTACGAGGTTTGTGTCCTACAGTTGAATAATACTTTCGAAGAGGAAGATGTCTGGATGGAAGCAACTGATGAGGAATTAGATACTATTGAGATGGAAGAGGTTATGGAACAGTTCAGTACTGATATGTCTGATACAATACATTAAATTTAAACTACTTTCTCTTCTAACACAGCTATTATAACAGGGGTTGTAAACTCTGTCAACAAGTTTTATGAAATAAAGTTAAATATATTAATCTATTGACAAACCTGTGTAATTGAAGTATAATATATGAATAGTTGCAACATAAAGGCAACGAAATGTGGAGTTATAATGACTAAAAAGAAAAAGGGTGTTCATTACGTCAACAATGCAGACTTTCTCGCCGCAATGGCGGAGTGGAAAGATAAATGCAAAGATGCAGATGAACTGGGCGACCCACAACCGCCTGTTACCAACTACATAGGTGAGTGTTTCCTAAAGATTGCGAATCATTTATCATATCGTCCAAATTTCATTAACTATACCTATAGAGATGAAATGATTTCGGATGGAATAGAGAACTGTCTACAATACTGTAGTAACTTCAATCCAGAGAAGTCTAAGAACCCTTTTGCATATTTTACCCAAATAATCTACTATGCATTTCTTCGAAGGATTGCCAAAGAGAAGAAGCAACAACATGTTAAACACCAACTCATTGCTAATATGAGTGTGAATATGTTGAATGGACAAGAAGGTGAAGAAGCATATGTTGAATATTTACAGAAGAACTTCTTACCAGATGAAGCGGTTTACAAACCAAAGAAGAAAGTGAAGAAAGAGCCGAAAGGACTTGAGAAATTTTATGATGAACAAGGTGAAGAAATAAATGAAGATAGCACTGATAACGGACACGCACTTCGGGGCGAGGAATGATAACCTTGCCTTTAACGATTACTTCTACAAGTTTTGGGAAGAAATCTATTTTCCATATCTAGAACAGAATGGTATAGACACAGTTATTCATGGTGGTGATGTTATGGACAGACGTAAGTTTGTTTCCTATAAGATCGCCAAAGACTTTCGTGAAAGGTTTCTACAGAAACATGAAGACTTAGGTATTACTCTTCATATGTTGGTAGGTAATCACGATACATTCTACAAGAACACCAATGATGTTAACTCCTTAGAAGAGTTGATTAATGGTAAGTTCACCAATATCCACACATACCCTGCAACAGCTACAGTAGAGTTTGATGGAACTCCCATATGTTTTATTCCTTGGATTTGTCCAGAGAATTATGCAGACACAATGGAACATATCAAAAACACCCCAGCACAAGTTGCACTTGGACATTTAGAAATAAATGGTTTTGAGATGCATTCTGGTGTGAAAGCAGAAGGTGGGTATGACAAAGGATTCCTAAAGAAATTCGATACAGTATTCAGTGGACACTTCCACAAGAAGTCTGATGATGGACAAGTGTATTACTTAGGTAACACTTACCAGATGACTTGGGCTGATCATGGTTGTCCTAAAGGATTCCATATCTTTGATACTACCACTAGGGATTTAGAACGTGTACTAAACCCTTTCACTATCTTTGAAAAGATTTACTACGATGACACAACAACAGATTTTTCTGACTTCAATGTCTTGACATTACGGGATAAGTATGTTAGAATAGTAGTTGTTAATAAAAAAGACATCTATCAGTTCGATAGGTTTGTCGATAGAGTGTTGTCAGAGTCAGGCGCCCATGAGGTTAAGATTGTTGAGGACTTCTCTGAATTGGATGCATCTAATGTAGATGATGCTATTGTTGAAAATGCAGAAGACACTATGACAGTGTTAGAGCGGTATATTGATGAGTTGGATGTGGACTTGAATAAAGTCAGATTGACTTCAATGATGAAATCGTTATACTTAGAAGCGAGTGACTTAGAACTTTGATTACTTTTAAATATGTACGTTGGAAGAACCTACTTTCAACTGGCAATACGATGACTGAAATACAGTTGGATAGAACTTCATCCACTTTGATTATTGGAGAGAATGGTGCTGGAAAGTCTACCATTCTTGACGCTTTGTGTTTCGGACTCTTCAATAAACCCTTCAGAAATATATCCAAGAAACAACTTGTCAACACTGTTAATAATAGTGGGGCTGTTGTTGAAGTTGAATTCAATGTGAGTGGTAAAGAGGTTAAGGTTATTCGGGGTATTAAACCGAATATATTTGAGGTTTGGGTTAATGGTAATATGATTAACCAAGACGCAAACGCCAGAGACTATCAGAAGTACTTAGAACAACAGATTATGGGATTGAACTATCGTTCTTTCACACAGGTTGTAATACTAGGTTCCTCTACCTTTGTACCATTCATGCAACTTACTACCAAGGCACGCCGTGAGGTTGTCGAGGATATCCTAGACATTAAGATTTTCTCTTTGATGAACTTCCTGTTGAAGAGTCAAACAAAAGAACTCAATGAGAATATTCGGAACACTGAACAGACGTATGAGTTGACTAAAGAGAAGGCAACCCTTCAAGAGCGATTCATTAAGGATGTGATTGAGAACAAATCATCAATCATTGAAGAGAGTCGTTCTAAGGTTGCATCAAATGATTCTTCTATCAAAACTAAACAGGGGGAGATTGTCTCCTTAGATAGTGCAAAGGAAGCGTTATCGTTTGACAGTGAACAGAAGATTAGGTTAGAAGAAAAGATTAGAAAACTCAGTAGGACAGAAGCTGCATTGTCCAACAAACGTGGAGAACATGAACGTCAGATTAACTTTTTCCAGAGTAATGAGGAATGTCCCACATGTGAACAGGATATCACTCCAGAGACAAAGCAGACGAAGATTGACGCAAGTACTGGTAAACTTGAACAACTAGACAAGGCAATTACTGATGCTAATCGTATGGAAAGTGAAGAACAAGATCGACTGAATGTTATCAAAGAGAACCTTAGTACTCTTCGCAAACATGATGTGGAGATTGCAAAGATTCGTTCTTCTATAAGTGAGTTGGAGAAGTTCAATGTTAAGTTAGAGAAGGATATCGAAACCTATACACAAGGTTCTGTATCTGATGATGACAAGACTAAGTTGGCAGAACTCAAGGGTAAGATTTCCCTTATTGAAGAACAGAAG